AAAGAAAGGGCGTATGACCCGACCAGACCGCTCATCACGGTGTGGGACTTCAATGTCGCTCCCCAAATGTCGGTACTCTCTGCACAGATAGATTATGAAAACAAGAAGGTCTATATATTGGAAGAGATACTCGGCAGGCCGGAGGAGAAAGAGAACAACACCCCGGCACTGGCACGGAAGGTTCGCCTGAAACTTTACCGGGACAAGCATATCGGCGGAGTGGATGTGACCGGTGACCCTTCCGGGTTGCAACGTTCTACCACGAACGAGGACGGTGTAAACAACTACACGATTATCGTCGGGACGTTCGGTAAAGGCGTCCTGCGACCGAAGGTGAAGCTGCTGCGTAAGCAACCTCCACAGGTTACCCGTTGCGAGTTCGTCAACGAGGTATTCGATGGGTATAACGGTTGGGAAGTCCAGATTGACGTCAAGTGTCGCAATCTCACACGGGATCTGATTTACCAGCTCCGCAACGAGGATGGCACCAAGTCCAAGCAAAAGACAACCGATCCGAAAACAGGCGTGAAGTACGAGCGTTACGGTCATCTGTCCGATTGTCTGGACTACCTGCTTTGCTACTATCTGCGTGACAGTTGGTACAAATTCAAGAGCGGTGATGCGAATGGCTATATCGTATCGACCTCGGTCATCCAGGAAGGATTTTCATACTAGATAATGAAGCAAAAATATGTATAGACGGTTTCTCAATAACAACGATTACCTGGGTATCATCACGCCCGAAGTACTCGCACAACTTACCCGCGGTAACGGCGAACACTTTGTCCGGGCGGAAGAAGCGGCCGAGGCATCGGTCGTGGAATATCTCTCGGAGAACTACGAAGTCGAGAAAGAACTGGCCAAAGGAAAGTGTATCGCCGACTACGACCGGCGCGTCAGCTATCCCGTGGGCGTGCATATCTACTTCGAAGGACAAATCCATGAGGTCATTCGTTCCATCAGCGGCTACCGCAAACCTGCAACAAAGACTTTCTGGGAGGAGTGCGTCGATACCTGTATCGATATGAAACAGGTGTCGGGCTATACCCAGTTTAAGACCTATTACCCGGGCGACAAGGTGAACTACAACGGGGTGATCTACAGTTGTCTCGCAGAAAACGGCTACAAGTTCGACGATATTCGTATCCCGATGGTAGCCGGTTGGCTGGAAGTCGAAACCTCACTCTGGCATCCCGTTGAATACCCCCTGTGGAGTGTCGTGGAGTATGAAGATGGATTCTTCACGCTGGTATCGCTTGATAACTTTGACTCTAACGTCGACCCGATGGCTTCAAGCTGCTGGGGAGCCATAGCCGATTACGATTCAGCGTATAACGCATATGAACTGTCTGAAAATGAATACGTGGTTTATGACAGGCATGTGTTCTATCCGGAAACCGACATCAATGCGGATGAACCCTCCGTTGGTTTCAACTTGGCCCTTCACGACCCCAGAAATTACAACTTGAAAAAACACTTGGTACGCTTAGCTGTCTATGAGTTAACCAAGCTTATTGCCCCGAACAACGTAAGCGTTGTCAGAATCCGGGATTATGAAGATAGCATGAGATGGTTGAGTGATGCGGCCAAGCTGCGGCTTACCCCACAGATACCGCGCAAACTCGATGCAACAAGAAAACCGGTAACCGATTGGCAATTGGCTACTTTCCAGACTGATTACGATCCATACAAGAACCCCTGGATGATATAGCTAAAAGCGGAATCTACATTGCAAAAAACGGCAAGTACCAGTCTTCTTTTCCTCTTTGATTAAAAAGAAAAAGACATCTTCCCGCAGTAAGATTGACAGTTCCGCTTCCATCTTGATTACTTTCATCAGAAGATGTTATTCAAGGCCCGCCACCGGCGTATAGCGAAAGAAAATCAAATTAACGGCGGGCGTTACGGCTTGGACGTAATTGCGTGTCTGTGGCTTTGATACGGGTAGAAACGGTGTATTGGAAGCTATAGACTTATTGTCAAGCTACTACAAAAATAGGGATACGACAGGTGACAAATCATTATTTTAAGGTATTGCAACAGAAAATATATGTAACGAACTTTGTAACTAAAAAAAGGACCCCGTTCCCGCCTATGCTAACAACTAAGAATTATACACGCGAGCTGTTACCGACTATAGCGCGGAGAGTTTTTCAAGAAGATAAAAGAAGTGTGCAGCACGAATTTATTTTCGGTGAGGTGAACAAGTGTTTCACCAACGCGTATACCTCTGCTTTAGGAGGGACGGAAGAAAATCATGATAAATAATGAAAGATGGAAGCAAATCGTTTTAAACATCCCGTTAGCCGTGAAATAACGGATCAATACATCCGTTCTTCATCTTGTCTGCAATGTAAGCCTTGTGGAGGGAACTGCATAGTCGTGGACAATCGTATCTCCTTTGTAGTCGATCCCGAAACGAGGCGTGTCAGGCATCTTTTGTTCGATTCAACTCCCATCGCCTGTATGGGAAATTGCATAAGGCCCTGCCAGGAATCTTTACGTTTGGTGCGAAAGTTAAAGCCCGTATCGGAACAATTAGAATTTCTAAAAAATAATCAGCATATATGAGTATCACCAACATCATCAGCAACGACGAAGTTACACTCGTGCAAGGAGTCGACGGCCTTTTTTTTTGCGAAGAGTCATGGATTACGCAAAGCAGGGCGGCTTCCCGGTCGGAAGAGGCGTTTCCCGAAGAAGTCATTGAAATAAAAAATGAAGGTATCAGCATGGAACAACTTCAGACTTAACTATTCTGGCTAAACTTAGTTGCCACGTGAATGAAACGCTTTGTCTCCAAACCAGGCCATTCCTCCTGCCGGGCGTGCCATTCTTTGCAGGTGGTTCGGCCCGTTTTCGAAACATAACCGTATTTTGTTCTCTTTTGATACACTAACTCCCAATCCGTCATAGCCATGCCTCAACCTGTGTTCACAGCTTTTCTTCTTACGTTGTTTGCCGGCCTATCTACCGGTATAGGTAGCGCCATCGCCTTCTTTGCCAAACGTACCAACACGTTGTTCCTCTCTCTTTCGTTGGGTTTTTCGGCAGGAATGATGATTTACGTGTCGTTTATGGAATTCCTTTTCTCTTCCGTGCAAACCCTTGTCGGGGTACACGGCAAAACCGATGGGGCACTCTATGCGACACTCTCTTTTTTCGGAGGTATCGCGTTGATTTTACTCATCGACAAGTTCATTCCCCCCTACAAGAATCCGCACGAGATGCATTGGGTGGAAGAGATGAATCAAGAGGATAAACCGCATCCGAAAGTAAAGCCAAAATTATTGCGCGTGGGTTTGGTGACAGCCCTGGTACTGGCTGTCCATAATCTTCCTGAAGGCATGGCTACGTTTCTTGCCGCCATGAAGGATGCAAACATTGCCATCCCCATCACTATCGCCATTGCCTACATAACATTCCGGAGGGTATTTCGGTTTCTGTACCCGTCTATTACGCCACGGGCAGCCGCAAGAAAGCCTTTTGGCTCTCGTTTCTGTCTGGTTTGGCAGAGCCAGTGGGAGCCATCATCG